ACGGCATGCCAGGCTTCTTCCCTTAACCTCGAAGCCTCATCGATCACCGCCGCATAAACATCCTCACCGTACAGGTTGTCGGGTTTCTCCCCGGATTTAAAAGCCACCGTCGAACCGTTAACGAGCCTGATAGTCAGCTCGGACTCATTGGCAGTATACAGGTCTTGTGAGAGACCCCTGCGAAGGCGCCGGAATGCGATCCTCGCCTGGGGATAAACGGGAGCGATCCACCAGTACTGTTGCCCGGCTCTGCCCCGGATTGCCTGTTCGATAATCCAACTGAGACAGGCGACAGTCTTTCCGGACTTGGTCGCGCCCTCGATTACCGCGTACCGCTTAGGACTGAAGATCGCCCGCTCCTGCTTCGAGTACAGGTTCGGGCGCTGGTATCGGATTGTTGTCTGTTGCATTGGCATTCTCTATTACAAAGGTTACAGGAGTATCGTTCACATTGAAGGAGTTCTGCTGGATCTGGATCATGGATTTATCCGGGATAACGCCGTTGATCTGGTTAATTTTATCCATGATTTTTAACACAATATTTGTTGCTTCTGGATCTCTGTTCAACGCTGATTGATACCAGCGAAGGAGTAGCTGGTTGTATCTCTCCATCTGCATTGCCCGGACCGTATCGGCATGCCCGACATGTTCCCTTGCAAGTTCCCCCAGGGATCTATTTACGTCCTTCTGGATCTGGGCAACTGACAGGTTCTCCTGTTCTGCGATCTGCCGCACGGACGCCCCGGCAACTTTCGCCTGGAGGACTCTCATTCTGCGCTGGGTTCGGGCAATCGCATCACCGTTTTGTCTTGGCATAATGTTTAAACCTTTACCGCCTTCTTCCCGGTGTAATCTTCCCACCGCTTAATCGTCACATCGCAATACCTCGGCTCAATCTCCATCGCATAGCAAGCCCGATTCGAATACTCAGACGCCATGATAGTAGTACCTGTACCAGAAAACGGATCAACGATTAGCCCTTCCCCACCACAAGACGTTTTTACAACTCGAATGACCATCTTTACTGGCTTTGGGGTGGGATGCCCATATCTCTCTATGCCAATCACTCTCGGACATTTCCATATATCACCCGCAATCGTATCGGAAGCCGGCTCTGATTCTGATAGATTGACGGGAGCGTATAGCCAAACATCTGACATGGCTTCATGGCTGTTATCGAAGTACGCTCTGGAGTTATAAAATGTTTCACGTAATTGTTCATATGACGCTTGGAATGGTGAACCCATCTTCGCACCCTTCAGTTCCTCGTACTCAGAACGCAATCCATCATAGCCGTCAACAAATGCACTCCCCTTTGCTTCTGCTTGTAACTTATCATAATGCTCCTTAGTGATAAATCCCCATTGGGATTTCGTGAACCAGTGGGAATACATCCCAACTCCACAGATTCGCTTGATATCTTTCGGTCCCCATCCCATCTTTTGACAGTCCGATTCTAGCTGGGAGCGTATTGGCTCCCAGCCCTCCCAATAATTGTCAGCATTATTATTGAAGCCCTGTTCGCCTAACATAAAAAACAGGCATCGCTCGGAGGACTGGAACATCCTTCCCGCTTCAGTTCCCACCGCCATCCCGCCACCACCTTTATCCCACACGATCTCATTTCTAAATGTCAGTCGCTCTGAATCCTTCAGCCCGCCTTCATGCCATAATCGCCACAGATCAGCACTATTGCCCCAGATATAGGCACTCGCATTATCGTGAATGAAGGGACGCCAGACATTCCACCAATTCATATGAAAAGAATCGAGATTTTCTTTATGTAAATTGTCATTATCAAAGTCTTTATCCATACCATATGGGGGGTCTGCATGAACCAAACTTCCCTTTGCTCCGCCCATCAATTTCTCAACACTCTCTACATCTGTACTATCGCCACAAAGTAACCGATGGCGCCCTAACTGGAACATGTCGCCCTGTTGGACCCAAGACACAGAAGGAATCTCAAACACATCTTCATCTGGAGGAACATCCTTCTCCAGATCAATATTCTCTACCATCCCGTTAAGAAGATCTGAGACCGCCGCGCTATCAGGTGACAAAGATGATACCAATTCACTTAGCCGTCCTTCATCCCTGCCAGCCATCGTTGCCAGCGGGTCGAGGGTTGCCAGCATCAGGTCTGCCTCGGCTTCATTGATATCAAGCACCAGGACTGGCACCTCTGCATCCGGCGTTGTTTCCGCCCGCAGATGACCATCCACCAGCATCAGCCCGTCCGGGGTCTCCCGGGCAATTAAAGCGTCAGCATAACCAATCTCAGCCAGGACGCCTTTCAGGGCGTCTTGCTGGGCTACAGGATGGGTTCTCCAGTTCTTGGGATTCGGTATTAATTCCGATGCCGGAACCCGCCTCAATTCCTTGATCCTGTCTCGTACTTTCACGCTCACCTCTTTATGTTTACCGGCTCACCCGGACTGTTTTTCCCGTACCGATTTAATAAAATATTTTTGGTCCCAGGTATTCAGGATCTCCCGTGTTTATCCGCTATCTATAGAACCCACCACTTCCCACGATTATGTCATAAATCTCGGTAACGCTCCCATTGTTGGGATTTCTACGCCATCTTTTCAGCTTGCTTTCATCGTTATTGAAAACCGTTTTCCTTTTGCATCTCTTACACGTTGCCCTGGTATCGGGACCATTGGGCATCTCACAGACCCAGTAGTGCAGACACGTCATGCTCTGGATACCGTCACGACAATAGCCCTCTGGGCTTGTTTCGGGACTTTTTCCTCTGACATGGTATACGAACATATGTACCGCGGGGAATCATCCTCTATGATCCCGACATGGGTGAACGCGTCAACGATCGGCGCCGCCCCAGGTGCGAGACCGTCATAGTCCAGGGGAACATTCGACCACTTCTGATGGATATGGATTTTTGCTTTTGTCCATGGTTCTGATGGCGGGGATTCTTCCTGGAGCGCATAGCGAATCAGGAAGATAGAATCTTCCAGTAATTTCTTTGTGGCTTTCTGTTGAGTCTTCCAATGAGATTTGCGGCGTCCGTTTTTAGTGAGGGAGCTGGGGATCGAGGGTAGTTCTATCGATATTGTTTCCATGTCGGAAGTGTATCAGATCACGCATTACGCATTACGCATTATGATCATTATGTTAAGAAGACCCCCAAAACCCCCTAAAGGGGTTTTTGGGGTCTATATATAAAGACATTATAAATATTCCGCCTTCAAACCACCTTAAAACCCGGAATATGCCCATATTGCTGACATTCGTCCGAAAATAGCCCAAATAAGGGGTCAAAACTGTTCCAATGTGGGGATAATTAGTATATTATTCTCATGTCGGATTAATTAAACAACAAAAAAAGGAGATTCAAAATGACAACAACAACAAGGTTCCTCAATCGGTTCGGAGGGTTCTCCTGGGCGGTCACCTGGGGACCAGGATTGACCCAGACGATTATCTGCTCCTCCGAGGAGGAGGCGGCAGAGGTCGCCAAGACGGGAAAGCCAGTAGCCCGATTCGTCGAGCCTCTGGTTTCCACCGAAGAGCCATCCTATTACTGCCCCGACTACCCCGCCGACGAGTTGATCAAGGCTTGCGACTGCGACAAATGCGCTGGAGCTTGCAACAACGGCAAGGGCGGCAAGTGCGGCGATTGCTTCGCTTGCGAGGAGATCGCCGACAACGAAAAATTCTGGCAAGTAAACCGGGCGGACATTCTACAAATATAAACACGGTGAGCCACCCCCCGAATGGGGGGCGTAACCCACAAACTTAGTGGCAAGTCTAGGTAAACAAAAAAGGGAGGATCGGAATGAGTCACATAGGAAATGATGCAGTTATAGACGCACAGAGGGACGCATTAGACGAGGAAGAGGAATTTCAAAATCATCTGGATCAATGCGGAGCATGTCCCAGATGCGAGAACTACGAGGATGTAAAAAATTGCGTCAATTGCCTGATGTTTACATGTGAGAAACACAATTAAAAAAGGAGGCATTATGCCGGATATAAAGATCGGAAAAGATATCTCAAAAGCCCGCTCGGTCGAGGAAGCCTTGAGGCTTGCCGACCTGGACTGGCGGATCGAAAAGAACGCAAGCTATGCGGAACGTCAAAATGGCGATGAAATGACATTCACCAGATCGCGGCGCTTTGTCTCGATTATGCGATCCGATACGGGGGAGGAATTCGCCCATCCGACAACAAGATATACCGTTGTCCAGAACCTCGATTCCTTCCGCTGGGTCGAGGATATTGTCGGAGGCGGTGAGGCGGAATACTGGCGAGCCGGATCATTCCGGGGCGGAAGAAAAGTCTTCATGATCGTTAAACTCCCGATCCCCCTGACAATGGGAAACGGGGAAACAATCGCCCGGGCAATGATTATCTCCACTTCCCATGATTCAACATCCGGACTCAAGGCGAGCTGGTTACCATTCAGGTTTGCCTGCGCGAATGTAATCTCCGCAAGCCTTGCCTCGGCGCCTATGGTCCTGAGACATACCGCATCAGCCAGGACCGGGATTACCCCTGAAGCGGCGAGAGAAGTTTTCTATAATGCAGAACTCTTTTATGATTCCTTTTATAAACAGGCAAATGCACTGGTCTCGGCTCCCTATTCCGATATAGAGATGGAGAAACTGATCGGGACAGTATTCAACAGCCCCAGGATTGACCCTGACAGGGTGCGGCGTTCTAATGATTATCTCTATGAAAGGATTATCCAGAACTTCCGGAACGGGCGGCAGACCTACGGTTCCAACCGGTGGGATGCCTACAACGCAATCTGCGAATACCTGGATTATCAACGACCGATAGGGAATACCCTGGCAACTGCCGAGAATGAAGATCCTGAGATAATGAATGAGCGGCAGTTCAATTCGGTCCTATCGACTAACAGATACGGGGGAAATAAGATCAGAACAAACACTTTGCAGATCCTCCAGGATACCGCCGAATATGGTTATCTCCCGGTGGGGAGCGGCGCGGAATGAAAATACCACTGAGAACCAACGACGGGCGGGTCGTGGCGGAACTCGACACGGAGACCGGAACAGTCTTCAAGACAGTGAAAGCCTCGACCCATATGCTCCAGATACCGAGAGCCTGGACATACGATAAAAACGTCATCCAGAGGGTTTATGACTGGGTGGAATCCGAAGGTTTTAAACCGGATATTGAGTTCGTTATTTATGCGGAAGATGAAGATAAGACTTACCGGCTGACATGGCAAAGGTTCCACCAGGTCGCTTACCTGATGAAATGGAGACAGGACACCCGTTATGAACAATGGGCGGTTCCCCTGAAGCACTGGTCTATCGACGGGGAAAGACACCAATTATCGTTATTTTAAAAAAAAGGGAGAAAACATTGATCTATAAAACTGCTGAAGAATTAATAGAACGGTTAGAATATTTAACTGAGGAAGAACTTGTCGAGGAATTTGTGCGGATATCGAAGGAATTCAAACAGGCGCGGGACAATCTGGATTGTGTCCGGATGATAGCTACCCAGAGGATGGAGGCAAAGGGGGCGACCGTAATGCAGGGGGAACGGCATAATATAGTCGGGACAATCAAAACGGAATATGACTATTCGATCCTCGCAGATATCCGGGAACATGCCTCAGCAGACGAACTGGAAGGGAAATATTTCCCCGCACATGATGAGGTCGTCCGGGTTGAAGAAAAATGGAATATGACACAGACCAGGAAACTGCTGAAACGGGGCGAACCTTTTACTACAATTATCAATGATGCGAAGATGACGGCGGGGCGGATGAAACTCAAAACAGAGGAGCGTAAGAGCATATGAATCGTATTAGAGGACCGGTGACATGGCGCACAGCCAAGGAGGTAGCGGAGGATCTGGGTCTTACCCGGGAGAGGGTTTCCGCCCTGGCAAGACAGGGGCGGTTCGGTCCCAACGCATATAAAAAATATGCGAAGGAACTGAATTATAACGGTTGCTGGATGATCCCCTTTCCCTATGACTACAGGAAAAGACCCGTGGGGCGACCGAAGAGAGAAACAATGCAACCTGTAAATTTATAATCCACACCTAAAAAGGAGGGCAAAGTGGAAAACATAAAAGCTCATATCGTGATAAGCGATATCAAAGATGCAGGGAAATGGGGAAGGAAGATCACGGCACAGATTGACGCGATCTCCCCCATGTATCCCACAACGAATATAGAACTGGCGGACGAGATTTTTGAGGGGGTCGTAACGATCGGAATGGGATATACCGTGATCCTGGAACCCTCAAGCCTGAAAAATTCCGGGGTTGATCCTGATAAAACATGGAATTACTACTGGAAGATTATTAGCTGGGGTGTCGATTCCGAGAATTCAGAAGGCGATCTTCCGTGGGGTGATGATTACCCCGCAGAAGATCCCCCGAAGCCTCCGGCACCGGTTAAAACAGGTAACGGGAAAACCTTCTTCGACGCAACGGCAGGGCAAAGGTACACCCAGCATTGTACGAACGTCAGAACAGCCCTGATGCAAGCCCGCGAGATGATGACTGAAAACGGTGCATTTATCGAGATGGAGGTGGGGCAATGTTTCAGGCTGGCGGATTCAATCCTTGAATTCCTCAACTCGCGAACATTCGCCACCTCCCCTCTTGTCACGAAAGCGGTGAATGAGGGCGCCGTCCCTGTTGAGGTCAAGGACATCCCACCGAAAGACAGCCTGAATGATTCCTGGAATATCCCTTCCAGGATACAGAACGGGGCAGATCTCAAAAAGGCATTCCTCGACAACGGTCTGGAAATGGACTGGGTTCTTGAAAATCCGTTCAAAAGACTCGGAATCGCAAGATCTGTGGACTATGTGTCTGCGGAGCGGGGTTCCTATAAAGATGTTTTGATAGCGGTCCTGTTGGATGCTCAAAAACAGGGGATTGAAAAATCTGAGAATGAGGAGATATAAATGTCAGAACCGCTTTATTGCGGTGCTGATGGATGTACCCTCCACGATTATCCCGTCGCTCCCGCCTTCTGCGAATTTGAATTTCAGAACGATCGGGTTCTGAGAGTTCGCGAGGATGAAGAGCGGCGGTTTATCCGGACTCTTGAAAGGCTTATTCCGGTAGTTGTCAGAGGCATTGAAAATGCCGTTTTTGATGCTATCGACGAGGATAGTATTGAGGATAAGACTTTCGTTCGAAATAGAGGATCTGAGACCCCCCCAGCACTGCCAAAGAAAATAAGAAAGGGAGGGATTTCAACTTGAATCAAGACTATGATTCCGTGTCGTCACCACTACCGCCGACGGTAGAACGATTCGGAGATATTTATACATTGACCTGGGCTGACCGGAATATCCGGATGGTCATCGACAGGTTTGATAATGATCGGCACCAGAATGTTACAGCAGAAATAACCGTGAAGGTACTCGATGCCCCGGAAGGAGAAAATCATATCACCCGGGGCAGAGCCGGATTACTTTCCACCTTCAAAACAATTATTGACGATGGCGTGAAGTTCGGAGGCGAAATCAACGACCGGCTGGACTGGGAAATCATGTTCAAACAGATGTCCCTGGCTGTCCTTGATGATTACAGGATGGGCGAGCCTCTGATTAACCTGGCAGAAATGACCCCGGTCGGAAAGAAACCTTATATCCTTTCGCCCTTTATATACGAGGGTTGCCCGACCGTTATATACGGCAGGGGCGGAGTGGGAAAAAGCCTGTTCTGCCTTTACCTTGCAGTCCTGTTACAGACAGGACATTCAGAAAACCGGATACGGGCGAAAAAAATTAACGTTATTTACCTCGACTATGAGGCAGATCCCGACGAGTCAAAATACAGGGCGGATTTTATTTCCCGGGGGATGGGGATCGACCCTTCCCTCGTGGCTATCCATTACCGCCACTGTTCCAATCCTCTCCGGGAGGAGATTGACAGTCTCCAGAGGTATATCCGCCAGGTGGATGCGGACTGTATTGTCATTGATTCTGCTATTCCCGCCTGCGGGGACGCGCTGGATTCGGGCATGGTTGCCAAGTTCTTCAATGCCCTCCGATCGCTATCAAACAGCGAGAAGCAGATCGCGTCATTACTGATAGGACATACAACAAAAGCCCAGGATACAACCGGAGGACCGTTCGGCTCCGTGGTATGGAGAAACGGTCCAAGATCAGTCTGGGAGTTCCGGGCAGACCAGCAGAGGAACCTGAACAGGATCGACGTTCAACTGGTCCATCAGAAGGTCAATTTAGACCCCCTGCTTGCCCCTGTCGGATTCCGGATTAACTGGGGAGAAGGGGAGATAACCTTTGAGAGCCTTGACGCCCGGCGTCATGCTGTATTCGGAGCGGAAGCCCCGCTCGCTGACAGGATCGAGGTTCTGCTTGAGGACCAGGGCGGAATGTCAACGGATGCCCTACAGATAGCCCTGGGCGCCCAGATTAGCGACGTAGAGGATA